TGGTATAGCAAGGGTATTTGCGTAAGTAAATTTTAGACGCATTCCTCCTCTTTGCAAGGCGTATAGGGAACTTATTCTTGTAACAAAATCTATTAAAACAACAGAAGAAGACGCGGGAGAAGGTGGTGAAGCTGAAATTATAGGTCCAAGAGACATGGCGAAAGGGAGAACAACAGTATACGTCCCACTTCCAACCGTATAAGAATATCCGGCAGAAGGAGAAGGTTGCATCTTTGTAAAAACCTTGAGCAGTGATCGAAAACTAGTAATGGATTCTCCGATGGAAGTCGAGGAAGACATAAGTTGATCGTCTACTATGGTAGCTCCACCAATAGGACCAGCGTACAGTGCACAATCATCCATGTCAGCTTGAGGAGTGACATTACCGCAAACAGGAACAGTAGTTGCGTAATGATTAGTAGCATTTGGAACGGCAACTTCAAAATCTTCACCAGCAGAAACTTCGACAAGAATCGTGACGCTGGAGGAAACTGAAGAGGGAGCCACGAGAGGATCTTGAACATAAAGAACAAAAGTGCCAGTAGCTCCGTTTCCATCATTGGATTTGAAGGGAGTGTCAGAAATGAACGGTATCTTAAGAGTAACAGAATTGGACTGTCGGATATCAATAATTTCTCTATAAACGTAGTCAGTATAAGCCAAATTAATATTTGCTGAATTGGCAGAAGGTGAAGTCGGAAAGAAGGCAGCAATGAGTCTTCCCGAGTGAAATTCAGTCTTAACAAATTTGAGGGTAATATTAATAGAGCCTCTCCAAAGAATAAAATGAGAGGCTACAAAGGATATAGGTGGGTATTGTATATAAACGGCTCCTCCTGCACCGGTGAAGGTGGAAATGAAATAGGTAGGAGCAGTTTGAACAGAATAAAGAGAGGATCCAGAAGTAGTAGTCGCAGGCCAAGAAACAGTAGACGTCCATGCTGGTATAGATGCAATGTGTCGAAAAGACATCTCATCAATATCAGTACCAGAAAAACCAGGAAGGACTTCGACCTCATTTTTAGAACTATATGACAAAGGTTGAGAGTCATCAGCGCCATCGGTAACACCAAAATAAGGGAGGACTTGTTTAGTCATCTTGGAAGACGGTTGTAAATTGGTAGGTTTGGACCATCCAACGGCTCCAGCTGCTTTGCTCATACGCTCAGCAACCCACTCAACACCACTAGCATAATCTGAGATCATAGGAACATCCCTGAATTTTCTAGCTAGTCGAGCCACGACAGCAGAACCAGCAGAAATGGGACCAAGACCAGCAGAAGAAGCCTCTTTAGCACTTTGGGATTTTCCCATATCAGCTTGAGGAGCAGCTGGACCTATTAATTCTACGTCTTCGTGGTGTATCCAAATAGTATAATTGGCTACTGTACTACCTGTAGGGGAAACAAGGGGAGCATAAACATTGAGAGCGAGAAATCCAACATCTCCCAAATTGTTGTTGGTAGGGAGATTAGCAGAAGCCAAAGGAAAGAAATTTCTAGCACTAACAAATGGAACTTTTAAAATAGTCTCAGTATCACAACACACATCAAGTTCAGCTTTCAACAATTGAGTACGTTGGGTAAGCGTAGCGCTATGCATATTATAATAATTGAGTGCACGTCCAGTAGGAACGGTAGAATTAGAGGACGTGAGAGATCCACCTGAATGAGTAAAAGCCAAAAAGTATCTTCCTTGTTGGAATCTATTAGCATTAACTTGGAGTCTAATCACCATAGTGCTGCGAAATCCATAGAATCCTTGACTTTTGGAGCTAGCAACAGAGGATCCATAGAGATGAGCGGAGGGTAAACCAATAGGACCCGCAATAGTGACGCTGTCTGTTGTAGTAAGTTGACCTACGACTAGCGGGTATGGTTTAGCAAAGAAATCTTTCAATTCTTGCATATAGGTAGTAGCGTTACTACTAACTAGAAGCTTATCAAGCGTTCTAATGGCAGGAACGAGGGTAGTAGTCACATTGGCATCATTATCGATGCCAGTAGTGGCGGTAACGGTATGTGTTTGGGTATTATCAACATTGGTAGTATTATCGTTTAAATTATCCATAGTTGTATATTATTTGCCTGTTTGATGGGTATTATGGGACCCTATTAACCATCGAGTTAGAGGAAAACTCGCAAACCCCCCGAGAGCGCCCTCTCGAGGTAGACTTCGGGATAATCAATCCGTTTGTTTTTAATTTTATTAATCGCTGATTAAGCAGTATTTTTGTAGAATTGTTTTCATAGCATATCACGTTCCGAATCCACGGAAAGCTTTTATACGTTCTCTATCTAAAATCCATTCTTCTCATCTAGGAAACAGGCATAACCATAAGAAGGGCAGGACATAGAAGCCATACTAGTATAAACCAATATCTATTCTTTTATAATATCTAGTTTAATGACTTCTCGGTCAGAGGGATCAACAATAAAATTCGAGGGTTTTGAGTGTAACGGCCCTGCGAAGTTGCCATTTTCGTCGAAGGGGCTCAGTGGTGGTAAGTTCAGGACAGTGCAACTCGAAAGCAGATATGATGGCTTCGGACCATTTTCCATAAATTTCTCGAGGATGGAGGGAAAGTTCTCTCAAGGACGTTATCACATTACTAGCAACGTTCGAATAATACAGGCTTCCTTTCTTTGACCACATGGGAATTTCAAGTACAACACTTAATCTAAGAGGAGCTATGTATCTATTGTTAAATTGATCGAAGACAAAAGATCTCTTATTAAACTCAACTTCGTGTAAATGTCTAAAAGGAGAAGTAGCGACACTCTTATCTTCTGTGGTATAAGTCAAACCGATTGTTTCCATGGCTTGCGGCAAGGTAAAGGCATTGTATTGGGTATGAAACGCTGGATGCACATGACACAAAGAATCATCTCCATTAACTATGAGATAGGTGTGATCATTGAATTCTTCTATGGGAAGACCGCACTTAATCCAAGAATATCTATGTGCTATGTGATTATAAATACAATTTGCATATATTGTCAGGAAAATACCAGACGGAAGTGAAAAAGCCCATTCTAATAACCATCCATTGCACACATGTCTCGAATTAACGAGTTCCATCCAGAGACGTTCTCTCATAGTCGAATGTTCATCATTATACCAAGAATTTATACCGTCTAGAATGGCCCACAAGACATAAGACTGTTCATCAGCATCAAAGTGTTTGAAATCGCCAGCAAGCACGGACGGAGAAGGAGCTATATTGCTATGATTGAATTGTTTGAGCTTCAACGCTATAAGATGCCATTCATCTGAATATGGGTTAACACCTATTGCGATACCGTTCGATATTCTATTTTTGGTAATCCACACACAAAAAGATCCAAAGTACATCCTCATGAGAGAACATAAATCTTTCGTAGAAGCACTGAAAACCCTATTTTTGCCAATAGCCACTTTCTCGTGGGAAAGCCTCTGATCTTTTAAACAGTCAGTGGCAATGATCCACGGCCTAGTGCCACTTTTAATCTTTTCTTCTAGAGCAATAATTCGAGATTCAATAACCGAGAAGTGTTCATCTACATCAGGAGACGCAGCATTTCTAGATTTAAAATACTGTGCATAAATATCAGGTTCTAAACGAGTGTTCATGGGAAAACCAGAACTAGTAGAGCTAGACATTCCTCGAAAATCCGGTTCGTCTTCAATGCCATCAACAGATTCTCTAATAGTAAAAAGTCTTTTAGGAAAATCTATCTTAGAATTATGTTGTATGTACTCAAGAAAGGAATCAACACACTTAGTAACAGAATCTCTATCTACAGAAACATAATTGGCACAGTAGTTTCTCAATCCAAGTATCATGGGATCATAATATTGACCATCCCTATAAAAAGGTTTCAAAGAAGCTGGTTGTTCCATAGCAGGTAGATAAGTATTGTGTAACGGCGAGGGTCTTATAGAAGTATGAGTAGGTTGGTGGGGAGCATCAACGATCTTTCCAATAACATTGAACTGAGAAAGAGAGGGATCGAATCCGCCCTGAGGAGTGACAAATTCCGGCATATCCTCTTGGATATATCCACGAGCAAAGCACTTTAGTGCCTCTGTAAGCATTTCTTGAGTAACAGGAGTCGAATAAGCTTCATTATATTCTCCATGAGCAGCAATATGTAGACCGGCAATCTTTCTGATCGCTATACTATTGTCTTTAACGATCAGCAGAGAGCCACAATCGCCCGGTTTAGAAGACGCGGTATATTTATAATACTTACGAACTTCATAGTATCCAGTTTTATCGCTAGTAACGGGAAGCACAGCATCGATAGCAGTAGAAACTCCAGCAACATGTTTTTTCGATCCACATAGAGACATCTCAAATTGAATGTTCCTCTTATGTTTAACACAATCTTTATCAAGAAAAAAATTCTTGATGCGATCTATTCGCGGTTGCATTCTTGGAACATCAACTAAACAAAGGTCTCTTTCTTCAAGACCAATATTGCTGTGATTATCAATTAACTCTCGAACAGTGCATGTATGAATATATGGTTTTTGAAGATCATTTTTGGTGAGTCTTATTTCGCTATCCAAGAAAGCTAGATTTTCTTCAGCTTTTATAAATAGAAATCTAATAAAATGATGAGGCATTAACGCAATGCTGCCACGTACAAATATAGTACAACCTAATTGTTTGTATGTACCTTCTTTTGATAAATAAGAGACGTCGAAG